CTTGCTTTACTGATTTAACAATGTCCGCAGCAGGCCCCGAAGCAGCGTCTTTCAGCTCAAAAATCCACTCGAAGCCTTCGATATCAGTCCTTTTTGGTGAGAAACGATCGAATCAAGTGCAGGTGCTCGGCAACTAGCAGAGCACCGATTTCACTGTGGTCGGTTTCAGCGTCGCTTAGTTCTCGCCCGGCGCATCTGTCGATTAATGACAGGATGCAGATCCCAGCAAAGCCAAGGTTTTGCCGAGCCTTGTCGAGTTGTGCTAGAGCTTGACGGCCTTTTTTTTGGTAGATAGGCCAGCAACTTCCTTAATTGTGTTAGCAATCGTCTGGACAATTGCGGGATATTCGTCGACAATTGTCTTGAATTCAGCTTGCTCCGGATCAACTACGCAAGAGTCAACTAGCTCAGTAATCGCTCTGGACTTGCTGGCGTCATCATCAGATAGGGCATCGACGAATCGGCCCCATACTGCGCGGGATGGCTTCTTGATGAGGACGGTCCCAGCATCATCCAGATCAATAGAGAATAGCTCCTTGACCTTGTGCTTAATTTTCAGTTCTTCAATTTCGCTCATGATGTTCCTTGTTTGATAGGTAGTGTTACCAAAGTTTTTTGAGGGGCCGGGAACAACCCAAACCCCTACTCTTTGGTAACATACCTAGTTGAAGTAGCTTAAAGAAGCGGCTCGATGCCATCCTCAATTACTTTCATCGGTAATAGTTCAATTGTGATTTCGGGAGATCCATCCTCACTGGTGGATTCTTTCTCACTCTTGATCGTTGCGCCCTGAATCGACACCTTACTCTCGAAAGAGCCTTCAATCCAAGAGCCAACGATATTCATTTCGCGCTCTAGGTAGCCATTGCCGATCGTCGCTTTGATGAATTGCCATTCTTCCTTGAGGATCTTGAGTGTTGCCGAATAGGAGATCCTACCCCGGCGTTGGCGGATTGGATTTGCTGACGTGCCGTACTGATATTCACCGGAACGATCAATCCCCCAATCGAGTCCAGTGATGCCTTTGACCGGCGGCACGCTTTTGCCGTCCAGTGTATTAATTGCGATTTCGATCGATGACCAATCGACTGCCTTTCCACGCATAAGTGGATAGCTTGGTGCTGCCATAGTGTGCCTCTAGGTTAAGGAAAAGGGCCGACTAGAAACGGCCCCAATAAGGTAAGTGTAAAGTGTGTGTTGGCTGTTACTCAGGAAGCTTGCCAGTGTAAGCAATCTCGCCCTCGATGTACTTGGCGTATCCTTTGGGTTGGATTCTAAATCGAACGCTAAGAGTGCGAGTACTCAGGATGTTGGTGTCGCGACGAGTTTGAACGAATAGGCCTGAAATATGCTGTGGCGTGGTATTAAGCAGCACGTCCTTGAGTTTTTGAGTCAAGTCCTCATCGATAGCATTGGCATCTGCGGCATATAGTGATCCGTCAGCATTCGTCCTGAGATCATCATTAATGTAGTACGCCAGTGCCGGATACAGCGTTTCACACGCAAGATCCATAACTACACCGTTTTGCCAAAGATCGAAGTCACTCCCGGCATCAGCCATCAAACGCCCCTCCGTCACGAAATAGCCCTTGACGCCAGGGATTGATCGGAGAGTCGTGAATCGTTGTGCCGTCAATCCTGGTGATAGATTCTCGTCGCGATAGAGTGCGGAGCTACCATCTGGGCGAATGGCAAGATGAGAAACTGGACCAGACTTCACTCGGCCAAGATCTTCAGATGCATAGGCGATTGCGGCCTTAATTGCAGCTGTCCACGAAGCACATCGCTTGAGGAATCGCCCTGATTTTAGGCCCGATTCGTGATTTGCGAATCCTGCGGCAACGGCAACGCGCTTTGAAACGAACGAAGCAAAGGCCGTGGAAAGATAGCCATCAGACACATCTGGGCATCCCATAATTGCACGTGCATATCGCTTGGCCGTTTCGGAGGCTTCGATTTTGCCCTTAATCGTTGCAGCCATTGTTGCGGCACCAGTTGCGTCGGAAGCCTCACCAAGAAACCATACAAATCTCCACCGAGCAGGATCAAGAGCAAGGGCATCGTAAGCAGCACCAAGGTTGGTGGTGCTGTATGCGGGAGCCGTGCACACGAAGGTGAACTTGTCCCCGACGTCTAGGGTACCCGTCACGAACGTAAGGGTCAGTCCGGAATCAGGTATTAGATAGGTTCCAGCCGTCGGAATTGCGATGTCAGACGAATATGAATCGCCATTATCTAAGCTGTATGAGAACGTGCCATCACCAGCAGCCAAGGATGTAGCTGCCTTGGTGCACTTGACGATAACTTCGAATGCGTCGGTAGCAGCACCAGCAACAGTCATCGTCATGGTGGACGATCCAACGCGACTAGTAGCAACAGCACCAGCTGTACCAGGGGATGAGGTTGCAGCCTTAACAAGTGTAGGCGTCACACCGTGTTGGATGAGAAGACAAGCCGCATCGACCAGTTGGCCACCACCAAAGGTAGTTTTGATGAGGGTTGGGTCGGAGCTCGTGAGTGGAGTATCGGCGGTACCACTGGTGCTCGTACCGATGACGGCAACGCCACTAGCAGAGCCAGTGGATACGCCTAGTCCACCATCGAGAATTGTAAGTGATGCAAAAGGAAGAACCATAAAAAAGCCTCAAAAATAAGGGTTAAGAGATTTGAACGTTTTTTGCTGCTTCAACGGCCGCAAGAAGCTCGCCTTCGGTAATCTCGTATCCAATTGACCAACCTCTTAAGAGCTTGGCGCAAAGGACTTCGGTACCGGTCAGCTTGAGTTTTTCAGCATGAGTCTCGATAGGCTGCTTTGCCGAGGTAGTGATAAGTTCCGTCGCATTAACGGACGTGTTTGACAGATTCGTTTTAGCCATTAGATGAAACCTCGCCAGTCCAGTCGTCGCCCAAGATAGCTTCCTGATTGACGTGCTCGATGGCAGTAAGTGCGAGTGCTTGATCTAGCACTGGTGACCAGATAGTTGCGATTTGATAGATTTTGGAAGTCGTGAGATTCAGGCCAGAAGTAGCGCTTCCTTGCGTCACCCAACCCCAAGCACCAATATCAATCGAGCCTCTAAGATCTATCTGTAGGAGTGCTAGTAGGTTTTCTTGTAAGGTCTCTGCATCAGCGTTGCTTGTAGCCCAACACTCGATGCGAAACGGGTGTGACTTGTCCCAAAGCGTTCGTGCTCGATGTTCACCGGCAACAGTTACAGATTTGGGCTTGGTGATGCTTCCAGGTTGTGGGATCCAAACAACACAAGGAGGCAACTTCATTCTGTCGCGTTCAAGAATTCCGAATTTGAAGGGTATCGCTTGGCCCGTTCGAGTTGCGTATTCATTTTCCAGGCTGGTGATCACTTGCTCGATTTTTGATAGGGCGATAAGTTATCCTATGTTTTGAATTGCTTCTAGAGCCGCTTCATCAGCAACTTCCGACCAAGCATCTGGAAGCGTTCCTGATTTTGGTAACATCGGACGTGCTGGGATATGTGCCTTGGGTGCGCCGAACTGATGATGCACACCGTATTTGACTGGATTTTGAATCGTGAATTGCAGGTCAGAAACTTGAAGATTAAATCCAGAAGCAAGATGACCCTTATCTCGCAGTGGTTGACCATCGCGATATTTCAGATCTGCCCATGCATTGCCGTAGGGATCTCGGCTGCTAGTGAATCCCTCTAGAGTTAAGTCTAGGAATTCGCCGCCAATCGCCTTGGTAATTTTCTTAGTAAGTTCACCGGATGCAATCGAATCGAGTGCCTTGATCGACTTGTCGAGTCTCTTGTAGTTACCTTTGAGGCCCATTGTGTTACCAAAGAGTTTTTATATGTGTCTTCGATGCAGCTCTTTCATTACCGACGAGCACGTTTGCTTAAATGCGAATATCATCTTGCGTCGCTCGGAGCTTCCCTCGGGCAATGTTAAACAGATCAGATAGTGTGCCTGCATATGCTCGTATGGCGTCAACCGAATGAGATTTCCAGCATCATCGCTACCGCCAAAACACTTGGGGCGAATATGATGAGATACAGAGCCATTGTCTTTACACTTATCAATGTAGTTAAGATAAGTCTGGTAGGGATTCTTCTTCAAAACAACCCTTAGATCAACTCATCGCCCCAGCCGCGCAGAGTATCAGTGGCAATCACTACCCCGCCGACCTCACCAGTCGTGGCAGGAGTGTCAGTTACATCTGCAATTGCTTGGCCTTTCGCAACCCGATCCAACCACGAAAGCGCGTTGTCTTTGGCGTCCACAATTGCCTGATGATATGTCGTGCCAGGATCAAAGCCGATGACGTTTGCCAATAATGAAAACGCTGCTATCTGACATGTGATTTGAGCTATATCGAGGCCAACTGCAGTAATAGGCGCAGTGTATACGACGAGTAGTCTAGAGCGTACCATTCTGGTGGCAGCCTGAAGATGATCGTCGGCTACATAGCCATCGATCGTCGCCACCAACGCAGCAGGAAGCCCGTAGGATCCAAGTTGCTCAATGGTTGCATATTGTATTAGATCGACCATTTACTGCGCCTGATCTGCGTGCTTGAGCCTGATATGTGTTCTTAATGCGCCTAATTGTATGAATTTCCTCGAACAGTGCGGACACGGATGACCTACTATTCCTAGGACTTCTGCTAGAGGCATCGGCTCGGGGATTACCTTTGCTTGCTGCTCGATGACTGCTTGCTTTTGATAAGCTTCGAAATCAGGCAATGCAGCGGCAATCGCATGCTTTTCAGCCGTGATCGCCGCCCGTGCCCTTCGAACCTTTTCAGCCGCAATGAAAAATCCAACAGTCATTTACTTGGTCTTCAGGTGAACGACGCCAGCCTTGGAAAGCCCAGCTAAACGCGTATATCGATGAAAAGCCGCATAAGCATTCAAGCTGAAAACATCGGTGTGAGTGAGGATGTTACGCTGAGTTTCGATGCTATTTTCCGTAATATCAGCCATCCAAGCGACAAGAGAATTGCGCTTCAGAATTAGGTTTTTATAGATGGTTACACCGTAGCCATCCGAAACAGCCTTAATCGTATCTGACACGACCAGCGGAATCCCCAGCACAGTTGGCAGAATTCCGTTGCTCGGATTTCCTTCGCCAAAAAGTGGACGCCCAACAGTATCCTTAAGCAGTCGAATATCCTTAGCGACCTTTGAGCTGACTACTACAGCGGAAATATCGTCAGTCTCATCGCCGAAAAGACTTAATGCCTCGACAAGCGAATCATACGTGAATGTGCCTGCCCCTGCGGAATAGCCATCATATGAAAGCGACCACGGACCAGCCTGAGCAACAGTCAATAGTTGCTTATCGATGGCGCGAACCAGACCGTCGAAGATCTGGCGCGTCACTTCTGTCACCGGATCTTGACCGTTATTTTGCGCCCAAACGCTGAGCTCCACAGCCTGCCCAACACGCACAAGAGTTGCGCTTTGGTCGGAAGAAGTCAGTTGCACTGGTTCTAGTGGAGTGCCATCAGAGATGACCTCGAAGGCTCCGAGAGTGCCGAAATAAGGAACAGTAACAGTGCTACCGACGACGCCTTGCGGCATGCCGGTAACGATTTGCGCTGCACCAGTCCTTGCTAGTACAGGAAGATCTGCCAAGCCACCCATTACAGAGTCGGCCAGCATTTGAGGATCGTTTAAGTTAGTGTTAATAGTAACAACCATAGTAGTAAATCTCCAAAGTTAAGGAAGAAAGAAAGTCATTACTTCGCGGTTGGACGGCCCTTGGCGATCCATTCATTGCGAAGTGTGTTATAGGTTTCGATGTCATCGCGTTTCAGCGCAGCCTTTTCGATAGAGGTCATTTTCTCGAACGGCGTGGCAGGTGATGCACTGCGTGAGGCCTCTTGCAGACCCGAATCACCAAGGAAAGTTAGTGCTGGCGCAACCTCGGCAAACGTTCGCAAACCCTCTAGATCAAGGGTAAAAAGAAACTTGCTCTCAAGGGCTGGAGTGACCTTATTCTCAGCGCGCAGTTGCTTAAGAATGTTCTCACGCTCGGTCTGCTGGTGTGCCTTGCGCTCAGTTTCTAGAGTTATGATTGCCTGGCGACCTGCCTCGATGATAGCTAGCGCCGAATCTATCGAGTCTGCACCAGTAGCAGTGAGTAGCTTGCTGCGGTCATCGATCAAAGATGCAACGCGAGAATTAATGTCGGTGCTAGTTGGCTCGCCTTCGAGACCAATAGTTCTGACTAGTGTATTAAGATCTTCATTCATAAGTGTGTCCTCGTGGGGTACAGTTAAGTCGTGTGTTGCGAACGCTCGGGATCGCATATTGGCGAGCGTGTCGGCGTTGCTTGGGACCGGAACTACCGAAATCTCAAACAGCTCGTTGTCGTCTAAGACAAGATACTCGCGGTCATCAGCCTTTTCGATGCGCTGAGAATGCGAACGAAAACCAACGGAAATGCCCTTAAGAGTGCCATCCTCTACAGCTGCCCAAACCTCATCAGCATGTTGAGATTTGCCTTCATCTCGAAATTTGAAAGTTGCAGTCAATCGGCGGTCATTGGCTTTTTTACTGCCTTGGACCTTGACGTTTTTTGCGGTCGCTACAGGGATCGAAATCCTGTCATGACCAAACAGCACGACAGGGTTCTTTAAATATCTATCAAGTTTCCAATTCTGCAGAAGAACCGTACCGTGTGAATCCAACGACTCAGTCGAGGCTATTACATCGACTTCGCGTTTCTCGGGTCGGATCGCTGCTACGTCGGCTCTGGTGTACAGTTCGGGGCCCTCGTCTCTGGTGGTGTTATCTAAGTGTTTTTCAACCATAAGTTACCTATTGCTGGTTTTCGCTTTATAGATTCGGGCTAGTTCAGCGGGATATTGAGTCAGATCGGGCTCTACCTCTTTCATCGAGGGAGTCGCACCAGAGGGACGATCACCGAAGCCCTTCTGAGGCTTGGCGGGCGTTGGGCTGGAGGTGATGCCCTTACGCTTTGCAGCCGACGCTCGCAGGGACCTCACGTGAGATCTGCAAGCATGATGCAGCGGCGGGACATGAGAATCCCACCAAGGATCATCAGCTTCGAGGATCGTTCCGTTACAATCCTTGCAAACCTTAGTGGTTCGACCATCACGAATAGAGTCGAACATTCGATATGGTCGGAGTTGTTTGAGATCTGGATCTTCGAGTTGTTGCCAACGACCGTGATTAAATGAAGTTTGGACTGCGTTTCGGAACGTGGTAGCTACTCGATGAGAGGCTACCTTTTTGCTCGGAATTCCCCATGCCTCGATTAGTTGACTACCTATCGTTTTCTTGAAATCTCGGAACTCAATATCGCCTTGAATTGCAGCTTTTAGCGATTCCCAAACCTGAGTCACAAGGTCTAGAGAGTTGACGTTTGAGATCACGAAAGAGCGATCGTGACTGGCTACGATTATGTCTCTGAACGCCTCATCGGTGATCGGGACTCGTTTCCGTAACGCTGCCAGTGCCTCTTTGAAGGCAACGTCGTCGGTTAGGATTTTCCAAGTCACTTATGTTACCAAAGAATATATATGTTCTATTGGGCGGCCGGAACATGTAACAGTTACGTTTTGCTGCGTTTTGCTACGTGGCAAAAGCTGTAGTTCATCGTTGGCACACCGAATGCAATGTTACCTATCGTCGGCAACGACAACCGCTCGGAAGCGGGATACAAATCACCTTCGGACGGAGCAGCCGGAAGCAGGCGGCCTGACACGACGGAAAGACGCCACGCAACGGAAACCGCAACAAACAGAAATACGGAACCCAAGCCAAGGTAGCGGCAGAAAGACCCTGGAGAAATCCGGGGTCTTTTGCTATTTAAACGTCTCTCACGGCTGCTCGTCTGCCCCGCATGCTCGCAAGTACAGTCGCCCGATCTACGACCTCGACATATTCTTTCGGGTCCAGATCAGCGTAATAGTTAGCCAGATCGGAATACAGAGTCTTTGGGCTGTCTGCATGCTCGATAATGGCCAGCAAATCGTCAATATGCGGTGCCAATGACTCGGCTCCCGCCTCGCATCCCGCATCAGCCAAGAGGTTTGCATATTGTTCGTCTTGCGTTAAGGCTCGGTTTTGAATAATTGTAGATTCTTTGGTAACATCAGAGCCTGGAGAATACTCCGTTAAAGCAAGTCCAAACTCTGCATCGAGGGAATCGAGCGGAATCGTCAGGCCAGATGATCGCAGCGTCGCTAATGCAGTAGCTATTGTGCTGACTACAGTTGCGCGAGCTGATTGATCTGTTGGACTGCGCGTGTCCCAGTGAGGATATGGCGCTTCATTTCGGCTGCCAAAATTAATCTCCGCATACCATATTAACAACTGCTCGCGCAAAGTAGTAGAAAGTGCTTCAGCAATGCTGCGAATTCTGGCCTGAGTCACTCGCTCGTGTACCGATGCAGCAGCATACGAGCCTTGATCGACATTTGAAGATAGATTGTTGCCGGTAAGTGCAATCGACGCACCAAGATTAAAACACTGAATCTGTCCCTGAAACGTTTCCCAGGTGCGTGCAGTGCTCTCGATTAATGCCAGATCGAAGCCATCAGGAAGAGCTACAGTACCGTTGCGGCATAGCGTCTGCAGGTCACCAGCAAGCTCTTTACGTGCTTCGGGCGTAACACTAAGCGCACCGTTGCTCGTGTTTTTGGCAACAATGAAGCCAGATCCATGCTTGTTGCTGAAGAATCCCCAGTCAGAAATTGCATACTGTTTTAGCAGCCACAGCCGAGATAGTGATCTCCAGGGCGCTTTTGACCATGGTCTCGCCATATCAAATGCCGTGAAAATGATCCATCGACTATCGCCTGCAATGATAGGTACCTCTTTGCCAGCGGATAGGATGAGTTTCCAGCCTTTTGACGCTGGATTAATAGTCCCCCAATCATAGCGAAAGTTACGAGGATGCCAAACTTCAAGATTGGGGATGAGGCGTCCGGCGTCATTTCGGATCCACTCTCGCACATGCATGAAAGCTACCCCCAACACTCGAAGCCAACCGATGACGCTGGCAATTGTATCCTCATCAAGAAAACCCCAGAAATCTTCGATTAATGCATCTGCGCAAGGTGAACTGGTGCGTTTCTGCGATGGTACGAAAGATAAAGGTAGGCTCGCTACACCACCTAAGGTGCTAGCCAACCCGCCGGAGTAATCATCGCCCAGAATTAATTCAGATAGATCAGCGGCTGCAGCTATCGAGCCATTCTCAGCGCTGCGCTCGGCTTGTCTGATTTTTGCGGGAGTCCAACCAGACATAGGTCTTGGCTGTGGCTCGGACAGCATCATCGTCCGAAAACCCGTAATTGCCTCCGGACTTGCGATGATTGTTGCGGCGGGAGTAGTTGACTTGCGAATCATAGGGGAAAGAACAACGCTATCGAAAAGGAAAGGAGGCCTATCGATAGCGCTGGATAGATTAAGGCAACGCTCCCCCCAACAATCAGGAGAATCAAAAAAGAGGAACGTTGCGCAACAGGGAAGATGTGACCCTGTTGGATGTTGTTATCAAAGAGTTTGGGTTTTTCAGCCAGAAAGAAGCGGAATCACCAAACCGAGTAGCCTTCTTGCGGCATAAAATTCAAGCGTGCCGAAGTTCTAACCTCAGTTAGGAAGTTGAACGCCCCGCTGGTAGCGTCGCATTGATCGTCGTGCGAACCATCTGGAAATCGCTCTAATTCTTGGTTATAGAATTGATTCCAAGCGCCACGCATAAGTCGCACGTTTCCTGCTTCGGCCTGCGATGAAAACGGCGAGAAACGTCTGACCTTATCGCCTGTTGGCCGCCTGCTTGAAACGGCAAACCCGGCCAATGCTCGGATGGTAGCTTGTACTTGCGCAATACCTGCTTGGCCTGGGTCCTGCTCGACTACGATATGTGTACTTGTGCCGTCTGCCAGAGCAGTTTCGGCGAGGAGGGCATCCACTGCTGAGGGAGTAGAGCGCAGTCTGACTACATCCTCGATGACGTACAGATCACCAGGATATCTTGCCATCAGCACTCCAACTGTGTAATCTGGGTCAGGGTTTGTTTTGGAAGGAACTGTGGCTGCTCTATCCCAGTATCTTACTCTCGCGAGAGCATGGGATAGGTCTGCTCGTCCCACGATAGGACACCAAAGAGCCTGATAATATATACCCTGACCTTTCGCGAGGCCCCAATCGCCGTCCCGCAGCCGCGCGCGCTGAACAGGATCTAGAGTGCTGAGACGATGAATATAATCAGCAGTTACCTGTGGAGTATTGATCCTCCCCGCCCGAATGAAAGTGCGGGACATTGCGCCTGGTGTGCCTGCAGGGACTATCGACTCACCACCCTGGTCATCGGGCAAGTACCAGAGAACATCTGCTGAATTGACTCTGATGCCGCGATAATCTGGACTGCGATCAACCCAGGGGGCCCATCGATGCATCACCCAATTCGGCTCTGGATTGGTCCCTGCGCGAATTCTTATGGGGATCTCAGCAGGACCACGCAATCGTGATATCAGATAGCGATATTGAGTTTCGGTAAATTGCGTCAGCTCGTCCCAGCCGAGGTACTGATATTCAGCGCTTTGGTGCGAGAAAACGTCCTTATCGTGTTCGAGGTGCCCGAAGTAGATTCGAGCACCTGAGGGGAAAATCCAGTAGTGCTTGCTCGAATTGTACGATGCTTTAAAATAAGGGTAGAGTTTGCTGCTGCGATCAATTAGTGACTTTTCAAGTTCGGGAAAAGTCCTTCGGAAAAGGATAGCTCGAAAATCTGGATGGTGGATCCAGCGTAGGGGAGCGGCTACTAGGGCCTCAGATTTTCCCCCACCACACTCCCCACCATACAAGACCTCATCCGCACTACTCGCCAGAAATGCCGTCTGTGGCCCCGGATTCGGCCTCCACAAGGGCTTTTGGGGCTGGGGCGGATGACGCGGCATATGGGTTCTTGCTGTCTTCGGGAGGCAGCATCACGATCTGAATATTGTTAGCTCCGCCGCCGCCCTGGATTGTGATGCTAGGGCGAGGGGTACCGATGACTCTCCCTAGTGCCTCTAGCGAACGTATCGCATTGCGCGTGTCCTCTTTGGACAGGCATTGCGCACCTATCGATTGGAGGGTTGCGACTACCTGAGCTCTGATCTCATCAGTATTGATCTGGGCACGAAGCATATTGGATGCGTCGCTAGCATCTGACATAGCTGATGATACCGAGTAGCCCCACGCAGTAGCTAGGGCCCTCCCAGTGACACCAGTCACCCATTTGCCCTTCGCCATCAGATCCACGATGTAGTGGATCCTTTCTTCTTTGCTTCCTGGCTTCGGGGGGATGACCAGGTCGGTACTTTTCCCTGGCACAAGGCCCTTATTTGCTGGGGGTTTTGCGTGTGCCATGGGGAATTAGGTACGATTGCTTTGGCCAGAAATGCAAAAACCCCGATGAATATCGAGGTTTCTGTGGTTAGAACGGCGGCCTAGGTAGCCAGTGTTTTTCGTCGGGGTGCGTGTGCTTCGTCGGGGTGCGTGAGAATTCTACGAGCGATTGTGAGTGTGATTCTACTATTATCTACCACGGAAAATGAGACTAACCCTGACCCACCCCGGATAATACGCGCAACTTTTTTCAGCGTCGTGCGTTTTTAATGAAGAGTCGCTCGAAGCTCTAGGATCATCCTACGCAAAGCATCTATCTTTGCTTCACTTGCCGCAATCTGTTCGCGCAGTTGATCTAGCTCTGATGTAGCAAGATGTGAGGCAGTAGAGTGATAGGCTCTCACTGCATCTATATTAACATCATAGTGTGCGCGCTCACCAGGCCCATGCTTTCTCATTATTCCACCGCCGGCTTTCTCATTAAGGCTGATCAACCGATCTCTTAATGACCAAGTAGGTATTCCCGAGAGCTTCGCTGCTTTTGCAAGTGGGATCCATCGTCCCTGGCCCGACAGATGAGCAGCAAACTCAGCGATTGCTTGGGGCATTGGAGTTTCGGTTTCATCAACCATAAGCTAATCCTATGGCAGCCTCACCAATTTCCCACTGATATGTCTGCTGCTCTCTATAGGCCCGATGCGCAGCCCGAGAAGCATCAGTAGCACGCTCCAACCAAGGACGAAGTGCTACGGTGTCACACTTCGCGCAGGCAGTGAGGACAGTCTCTAGAGAGTCAGCATCGCGAGCTAGCAGCAACACTACACCTGCCAGATCTCCTAGCATCATCATCACGCCCAGGGGCCAGGCAGTCCACCCATATCCACCATCCCTGGTTTTGGTTTGGATGCGAAAATGGGCTGTATATCTAGCAGAAAGTATTTCCTTGTGGATCGTAGGTAGGGCGATCCACACGGGCCAGATTCTTCGATGTTTGGTGGCGGAGCCTGGTTGCCCAATCGATCCAATCTGATCATCTCGATACGGATCTGCGCACGCTACATCATATCCACCTGATGAGCCGCCGCGAAGTAGAGTATCGATCTGAGACCCGAGGCTGGATCGGTATCCCAAGGCTGCATCTGATTCTGTCAGTAACCATTCAATGTCAGAGCTATATAGATCTGGATCATGGCGCATCTGTTCTCCTTTGCCTATTCTTATAACAGGGGTTAAAGGGATGCGACGATATTACATTGTTTTGGTAGGTTTTTTTACCAAAGAATATTATATATGTGTGTTGGGGTTCATTCTCCGCGAAGCTTTTGGAGGATCGCTAAGACCTCAGGATCGGTTCTGGCAGCGTTTTTCCAGGCCTTAGCGATTCCACCATAGCGTTTTCGTTGCGCGCAGTAGATATCATTGCCCCAGATGCTCTTATTGATGGTGCTTTGGGTGCATTTGAGTGTTTTCGCGGTTTCGGCTTGAGAAAAACCCATGCGCAACAGATCAAGGATCGCGAATTGCCTCATTGTTAGGGTTTTTTTTGCTATTTCCCAGTAGCGCCGATGAAGTTGGGCGAGGAGATCTTTGGTTTCTTCGTCGAATGCTGCTTGGACATAGAGGCCTTCATTCGTGGTGAAGGCGTCTAGGGCTTCTTGCGAGTAGGACCGCTCCCAAAATAGGTACTGGTAGGCTGAGGATCGATTGTGCATGCTAGGCGCTTAAAGCGAACGCCCCGAGCTTGGTGGGCTCGGGGCGGAAGGTAATTGGTCTGGACGTGTACTTAACTTTTTTCGACGGCGCACAAGACAGTCAGCTCGTAGTACTTACCATTTGCGCGATCAATCAGGGTGATAGATTCTTGGGCATCATCGTAGGAGCAGTATGCCGTCACTTGGAGCGAATCTGTGAGAGTGCACCAGAGCGTCACTGATTCGCTGCCATCCTCAGTATGCTGGATACCGAGGGAATGACACTCCCAATCGCCAAAATCAGCGGTGACTGGAGAGACCGCATCGACATCGGGGATAGCTTCAGTGTGCCACTCTGCGGTGCTACATGCATAGATGTCATCGTAGGAGCATTCGCGGGAGTACAGACTCCACGACCGAGTCACTTTTGACCCTGTCACATTGATCATAGGTGTTGCGGCTGTATGTTGCGGCTCGGCGTCACCGCAGCCTGAAAGTGACGCTATTGTTGCCATTATTGCGAGTGTTTTTGCGAATAGATGCATGCTCGGCCTCCTTAAGTGAAGTAGAGCAAGTACTGTGCCTAGTGACTGGGTCATGTAAGACCTGGCACTTGATGTTACCAAAGGATATTATGTATGTGTTTTCTGGCCAAAGTAGAATCTATGTAGCCAATTAGGTTCAGCGGCTAATTTGGTTTCGATCCTTTTCATGGCGGACAATAGATCAAGTAGGGTTTGATCAGCGGGTATTGAAGTGCTCATGATCAGATGGTGGACTATTACTTGCGCGCCATGGCAATAATCAGCTAGACCTGCTAAATCAGCTAGACCTGCTAGCTAGACCTTCGCTAAGCGGCCGGCAACGAAACCCTCCTAATTCCTGCCTCTTTGTTAACTCTGCTATACCTACTATACCTTTTTGATGATTAATGATGATTAAGGAGGAGATACCTACGGTACAGGCATACGTACACCCTCCACCATACTCAGCTTAAGGTCTAGCAGTCTAGCAGTTACCACTTTTGCCGGCAAAAGTGGGGTTTTGAGGGCAGCAGGTCTAGCAGGCAGGTCTAGCAGTTCGGGAGCTCGGCAGACAGATATACCCGACGACCGATACGCCGAAAGAACTCGCGCAATGCCTCAACGGCCTTCTCCTTGGGAATGCGATGACGATCCCCTTCCGGCAGAGTGGCCCGAGGCAGTTCTGAAGGCAGGTTGTTGACCACCGTATTGCGCTCCTCAATCGACATGGCCTCCCACTGGTCAACGGTGGGCGCTCGGGGGTCAGCAGCATCGAGCCGATAGGGAGCGATAGACATGACCCTAGCACGACGGGACCTCGCGAGGGACAGCGCCAGTAGCGCTTCACCCTGCGCAATAGGGCAGGGTCATAAAAAGTAACTGGTCGAGAGACTAGGCATAGCTTCGCATAAGATTGACTCCGATATCTCGTTGCACTCAATGCCAAGTTGGACGACTCCTCCTAACTTGGCATACTTATTTAAAACAGAATGACCATATGAAGTCAATTATTGTCGAGTGGTACGCATATTCGCTCATTCAATATGTGAGTGGAGGAGTCTGCTCAATGAGATAATTTAAAGGAGTAATATGACCAAAGATCTGTCATGGGAAGATGCATTACAGCTTACCAAGGAATGTAATGTAAAACTGAGTGCATATAATGTGCATCTGATACTTAGTAATCATAAGTATTGGATCGGGCGAATTTCATACGATGAATTCTCCGAGCAGACCAAGATTGACGGGCGTGAATGGGCCGACCACGATACCACTGCTGCAAAATGTTGGCTTTCAGAACACTATCGCATCGAGGTATCAGCGACGCAATTAGATGGCACCATTAATGCAATCGCAAGAGAGCACTCATATCATCCTGTAAGAGACTATCTGAGACTCTTAATTTGGGATGGCAGGGATCGATTGACCACATTCTTGCATGATATTTTCGGAGCCGAATCATCGAAATACACATCTGAGGTGGGACGTATGTGGATGATATCTGCTATTGCTAGAGTGATGAATCCTGGCAGTCAAGTAGATAGTGCACTAGTATTGATAAGTGCAAAACAAGGTCTAGGTAAGAGCACTGCATTTAAGATCCTTGGAAAAGACTGGTACGCAGATACTAGTATTGATATAGGTACTAAGGATGCCTTGCAGTCCCTTAAGGGAGTGTGGATCTATGAGCTGGCAGAATTATCGTCGATTCGCAGTGCTCGCGACGTCGAAATCGTTAAAAATTTTATATCATCTCGCACTGACAGATACAGATCATCGTACGGACGTCGAGCAGAGAATCATCCTAGACAGGTAGTTTTTGGTGGGACTACTAACAATCAGGAGTGCCTACACGATCGCGAGAATAGACGGTTTTGGCCCATTGATATCAAAATAGTAGATACTGATCGACTGAAAAATGAAGTCGATCAATTATGGGCGGAAGCATACTGTCGATATCAGAGAGGTGAGAGCTGGTATCCAGAGACTGCAGAGGTCAAGGAGCTGATTAGGACCGAGGGACTACTACACAGTGAGGTAGATCCTTGGTCCGATGTAATTGCACAATATTTAAATAGCTACAATATGGATCAAGGAATCACTAGCAAGCATATCCTCGGCACTGCCCTTGGAATCAAAATGAAGGACATGACTAGACAGCACGAGATGAGAATTGGCACTATCATGCATCAGCTAGGATACGCAGCGAAACAAATCTCAATTGATGGTGAGAGAAAACGACGATGGATCAAGATTAATGATTGCCACAATTAGCATCGGCGCAAAACACACATATATACATTATTTGGTAACATCAAGTGGGGGTATATTACATCAGCGAGACGTGACACGTGCTGCTGCAGTCTGCTCATTCCTGGATGCGTCTTGAGGC